GTCTTCGTCAAGTCCGAGGTGGCAAAACAGCGGCTGGCAACCTGCCTCGCCTGCGAACACCTTCGCCCATTTATTCAGCAATGTGCCCGCTGCGGATGCTTTATGCCAGCCAAGGCTAGGCTGGAAGCTGCGAAGTGCCCGGAAGGGAAGTGGTAGGCCATGGCGACCTTCCCGGCCATCCCCCCTGTTCACCCTGCACCCCAGCGAACCTCGGCGTCGTCGGGGCTGCTTCTGCTCGGTGACGGCTATGAGCGCGCCACCCAGTTTGGTCTTAACAGCATACGCCCAGAGTGGCAGCTGGTGTGGGAGGTCACGGCGGCAGATGCAGGCACGATCGAGGCCTTCCTTCAGGATCGCGCTAATGCGGGCGAGTCGTTCGACTGGCAGCCGCCAGACGCAGCGATCGCCTTTCGGTGGCGATGTGACGAGTGGAATGTAGAGCAGACCGCGTTCAACTGGTATCGCGTTTCAGCGGCGTTTAGACGAGTGTTTGAGTTGTCGACGGCGCCGGTGCTGACGCCGGTGACGGCGACCTGCGTAGACGACGCGCTGTGCGAAACCGACTTAAGCACAGGGCTTGGGCCGGAAGTCATCGTGGAAGGCATGCTTGACCCTAATGGCCTCAACTATTTCTACGAGCTTTGGACGATGACGATTATTACGCAAACATTCTACGGTGGCCCCTGTCTGAACTACGGTCCGGCGTACTGGACTGATTTTCGGCTTCCGCTCACTGGATTTTACAGCACAATCGGCACTGGTGGCTTGCAATACACCCCTGGCCCCATCACTTCCTATGTTTGCGAGTCTGTTTACTCCGGCCCTGATTACATTACTCGCTCCTACACCAACTCGTCCGGAACTTTCGAAACATCTGACATCGGAGGCAATGAGAATTTCTTCTCCCAGTTCTCGACAACCCCTATCACATCATGGTCAGTGAAAGTGATTTTCGCGCCTGCAAACCCTGCTAACGGTATTAGCGCAATCCTGTTCTTCTGAAGATCGCAAGCATGGCCACCTTCCCCTCTATTGCCCCCGTCCACTCGGCACCGAAGCGAACCTCAGAACCAGAGGGAGTGTTCAGCCTTGGCGATGGCTATGGGCGCTCTGCTCGATTTGGACTGAATAGCGTCCAGCCAGAATGGCAGTTGACCTGGGAGGTCAGCGCGCTAAACGCAAATAGAATTGACGTTTTTCTTCAGGAGCAGTCAAACACGGGCGCTTCCTTTGACTGGCAACCACCAGACAGAGCGACAGTTGTGCGTTGGCGCTGCGATGAGTGGACGGTAGAGCAAACTGAGCACAACTGGTTTCGCATCTCTGCGACATTTAGGCAAGTGTTTGAGCTAGCGACCGCGCCGCTCGTAATACCGGAGGCTGTCTACTGTTTAGACGACGTGCTTTGCGAGACTGATCTTGGCGGCGGCGGCGGAAGCGGCAGCACGTTTAATCCATTGGTTTACACATACGTTCGGTGGAAAGGTGTTTGGAAGTACGCGCTAGCCGGATCGGATCCGTATTACAAAATCGCAAATGCAGCGAGCGACTGGATAAATTTGACTTCTATTACTCATCTAGCTCATCGAGTCGATATTCCCAGCATATATACCTTCCTCGAGCCCAAGGGTCTTATCAATCCCTGGATAGCTTCAGTTGAAGTGCGTTTTACGTCGACATCAAATTATGCAGACTTTTACATGCTTAAGATTGTCGATCAGTCTGGTAACATTGTGTATAACAATTTTCCGTACTGTCAGGGATACTTTGGCTACGGGTTCGTGGGAGCAACCGACCTGCTATTTTCCGCCAAGGGCGTATGGGAGTTCTCTAACGACGCCTCTACAGTTGCAATTACCTGGGCAGGCCCACCATCATGACCGTCACCCCCGAAGTTCGCGCCGAGCTTGCCTCGCTTCACCCCAGCGCCGTGATCGAGCTATTCGAGGTCAAAACCTCGGCTCGTCTTCACGGCGCGTGCGAGGTCTACCGGTTTCACTCTGGCGTCAACGCCAAGGCGGTAAGCGGTCACATGGTCTGGAATGCCCGCACCTACTACGCCTGGCCGGTTGAAGCGGAAGGCTTTGAATACACCGGCAACGGTGCGCTACCGCGGCCCAGGGTTCGCATTGCCAACGTGAACGCAGCGATTACCGCGATCCTGCTGGAGGTGAACCAGTTTGCTACGGGCTCCGACCTGGTTGGGTCAGAGGTGAAGCGGATCCGCACGCTGGCGCGCTTTCTGGATGCTGCCAATTTTCAAGACGACATCAATCCCTTCGGAACGCCAGACCCGACAGCAAGCCTTCCCGAGGAGATTTACTACATCGACCGGAAGTCGGTGGAGACGCCAGAAGTCGTCGAGTTTGAGCTGGTTGCGGCGTTTGACTTGGCTGGCGTCAGGGCCCCCAAGCGGCAGACCATCAACAACGTCTGTCAGTGGCGCTACCGCGGCGCAGAGTGCGGGTACGCCGGAACCACATACTTCAACGAGAACGATGACCAGGTGTACGCAGCATCGCTGGATGTCTGCGGCAAGCGCCTCACCAGCTGCGAGGCAAGGTTCGGAGTGAATGCCGAGCTACCCTTTGGTTCGTTTCCCGGAATCGGGCAGTACAACTTTTAATGCAAGACGCCACTCGGGCCGAGGCCCTTGCCCATGCTCGCCAAGAATTTCCTCGAGAGGCCTGCGGTCTTGTGGTCGTCGTGAAGGGGCGAGAGCGTTACGTGCCCTGCCGCAACCTGTCTGTCGATCCGCAGGACATGTTCATCCTGGATCCGTCGGACTACGCCGCCGCAGAAGACCTCGGAGAGATTGTCGCCGTTTTTCACAGTCATCCGGTAACTTCCGCGACCCCGAGTGATGCCGATCGGGTTTCATGCGAAGCCTCCGGCTTGACATGGGTGATCTGCAATCCGAACCTTGAGACATGGGCGCAGATTGAGCCCTGTGGTTACAAGGCCCCGCTGATTGGCCGTCAGTGGGTCTGGGCGGTGACGGACTGCTGGACGCTGGTGCGTGATTGGTATGCGGAGAAAGGCTTGCCGCTGCCGGACTGGTCGCGGCCTGCCACGCCCGAAGAGTTCGAGCAGCGCCCCATCTTTGATGACTGCTGGAAAGAAGCCGGTTTCAGCTTGCTGCCGGAGGAGGAGGAGATGAAGGTCGGAGATGCGGTGCTGATGCAGATTGGCGGCAGTGGATTGAATCACGTCGGCGTTTACATCGGCGACCAGCTGCTCCTTCATCACATCCGCGGCCGGCTGAGCAGTCGCGACATCTATGGCGGCTGGCTGCAAAAATGCACCGGGAAAATCCTCAGGCATTACGATTGGCAGAGGCTTCAGGCGGACGCGTGATGCGGATCATCAAGGTCTACGGCAAGTTGGCTCGAGAGCTTGGACAGCGTGTGTTCCGGGCAGAGGTCGAGACCGCGGCCGAGGCCGTTCGATTCCTGATCGCCAACTTCCCTCATATCGAGGGCCACATGGCCCAGCAGCACTACCGGGTGCGAGTTGGGCGTCACACGATCGACGAGGAGAGCCTGCATTATCCGGTTGGCGCTGAAGAAGCGATTTCCATCACCCCGGTAATCGCTGGCCGCGGAGCAGTGGGACGGATCATCGCCGGGGCCCTGCTGATCGTGGCGTCGTTCCTAATCCCAGGCGTTGCTCTGTTCGGCATCGCACTGGCGCCCCTGGCCCTTGGCATCGGCGCCAGCCTTGTCCTGGGAGGCGTTGCGCAGCTGCTATCACCGGTCCCGACCACAAACCTTGGCGACAAGGATCCGAAGGCTGAGTCGTACAGCTTTTCAGGCATTCAGAACACCAGTCGATCTGGCTTGCCGATCCCGATCATCTACGGCGAGACTGTCGTGGGTAGCATCACCATCAGTGCTGGCATATCCATCGAGGCGATCTGATGGCACCACGGATTGCTGGAGCGGGTGGTGGTGGTGGCGGATGCTTTCTCGGTCACACGCTGGTGCGGACACCGAGTGGTCAGTGCCGGATTGATGAGCTGCGGCCCGGCGACCTGGTGCTCAGCTTCGATGATCGCGGCGAGATCCACGAAGCGAAAGTCCTTAAAGTCCACGTCCACGAAGGCGAGCGGGTGGTGCGCTACCGGCTGTGGGGCGGCGCCGTGCTGGACGCCACACCCAACCATTGGGTGCTCAACCAGTTCAACGCTTTCGTCGAGATCGACACACTTGGCAGCGACGACTGCCTGGTCGACGAGAACACCCACTTGCGGCCGATCGTTCAAAAGGCCGAGCTTTGCATTGGCACTGTCTACAACCTCACAGTCGAAGGCCATCACACCTTCATTGCTGGTGGCATCAGGGTCCATAACGCCGGCCTCGGCCTAGGGGCAATCTCCGGCAGCGGCGGCAAGAAGAAAAAAAGTAAAGGCGGTGGCGGCACAACGGCGCCCGATTCACTCAACTCAGCCGCCTATGCGCGGATCGTCGACTTAATCGGCGAAGGCGAAATCCAAGGTTTTCCTTCGGCACGTAACTACACCCAGGACACGACAGAGTATTACACGGCGATGCTCAAGGACATCTACCTTGACAAGACGCCAATTCTTCGCGCAACAGCAAATCCGTTGAGCCCGCAGGCCACGGATTACAACTTTCAGAATGTCACGGTTACCCCTCGGTGGGGCACGCAGAATCAGAGCTACATTCCCGGCTTTAGCGCAGTCGAAAACGAGCGAGCTGTCGGCGTCGCCGTTCTGGCCGACGCCCCCGTCACGCGAACAATTACAGACTCAGATATTGACCGCCTGAGCATCAACCTGACCTTCCCTGCGCTCCAGCAGTTTGCCAGCAACGGTGACATCACCGGCACCAGCGTCCGGTATCAAATTCAAGTCGCATACGACGGTGGCGGCTTCAATGTCGTAGCCGACCAGACTGTCACAGGCCGCACTGGAGATCAGTACCAGCGCAGAAACGTCATCAACATCTCGGGCGCATTCCCAGTACAGGTCCGGGTAGTACGGATCACCCCTGACAGCACCGATACCAAGCTGCAGAACTCATTCAGCTGGGGAAGCTACACCGAGATAACGGACGCCAAACTGCGGTATCCAGCTTCGGCATTGGTAGGGATTCAGGTCAATGCCAAAGACTTCAGCGCTATCCCTTCTCGCTCTTATCGCGTGCGGGGAATCAAAATTAAGATCCCTACTAACGCCACCGTCGATCCCGAAAACGGCCGGTTGATTTATAGCGGAACGTGGAATGGCACATTCAGTCCTGCTACGTGGTGTTCGGATCCAGCGTGGTGCCTGTGGGACCTCCTTACAGAATGCCGCTATGGATTCGGGCAACATATTCACACTCGACACCTCGACAAATGGGCGTTCTACCAGGCGAGCGTCTATTGCAACGAGCTGGTTTCTGACGGACGGGGTGGCCAGGAAGCGCGCTTCTCTTGCAACATCTCAATTCAGAACCTGACGGAGGCTTACAAGCTCATCAACGACATGTGCTCCGTCTTCCGAGCCATGCCGTATTGGAGCGCCGGGTCTCTCACTGTTGCGCAGGATCGGCCCAGTGATGCCGTCTACCTTTTCAACCAGGCAAATGTAAGCGAGGAAGGCTTTCAATACAGCGGCAGCAGTCTGAGGACACGTCACACGGTTGCTGTGGTTGGCTACCTCGACACCGAAAATCAGGAGGTGGCCTACGAGGCTGTCGAGGATCTCGCGGGGATCGCCCGCTACGGCGTCGTGACCGCAGAGATAACTGCCTTTGCTTGCACCAGCCGCAGCCAGGCCTATCGGGTGGGCGAGTGGCTGCTTTACACCGAGCAGAACGAAACAGAGACCGTCACCTTCAAGGCTGCGATGGATTCCGGCATCGCGGTGCGCCCTGGCATGGTTGTCGCCATCTCGGACCCACTGCGCGCAGGCGCTAGGCGTGGTGGCCGCGTGGTCTCCGCAACCAGCAACAACATCGTCATCGACGAGGCTGCGGCGACAAACCTGCCACTAGGCTCAGCGCCCGAGGTCATGGTGGCATTGACTGACGGCACCGTGGCGATCAAGCCCGTCACCGGCGTCAGTGGATCGACGATCTCAATCAGTGGCCCCTGGTCCGCATCCGGCGCCCTGCCCTTGGTCGGAGGCGCCTTTATCTACAACGACAACAGCATGGCCGCGTCGACGTGGCGGGTCCTCGGCGTTCAGGAGCAGGACGGAGCCTACTACTCCATCTCAGCGATCTCCTACAACCCGAACAAGTACGACTACATTGAGCGAGGCAGGTCGTTGGTCAGCAAGACCTACTTGCCGCTGACAATTCAGGCGCCAGCCGACCCGCAAAACGTGAGCACCGAAGTCGTCAGCTATGAGTCCAACGGTCAACTGGAAAGCAAACTGATCGTCAGCTGGCAGAGCGATCCAACAGCTGTCGAGTATGAAGTGCAGTACAGGCTGGTGAGCTGATGAGTTACAACTGGCAAACGATCACGACAACAGTCTCCTCAGTGGAGATACCGACCTCTGGCACCGGGACCTATGAAATCCAGGTGGTCGCGATTAACGGTCTTGGCGTCCGATCTAACGTCACTCAGTTCACTCAGTCGGTCTCAGCGCTGGCCACGGTGCCATCGAACATCACCGGCGTCACGATTACGCCGATCGATCAGGCGACGGGGCTGCTCACCTGGGACGCGGTGTCGGACATAAGCGTCCTGGTCGGCGGCAAGGTGCTGATCCGCCACGAGCCGGTCATGAGCGGTGCTACGTGGGAGACGAGCAGCCAGCTCGTGCCCAACGTTGCCGGCAATCAGGCTGCAGCTGTGGTGCCGCTCCTTGAGGGCACCTATCTGCTAAAGGCGTCAACCAGCGGCGGGGTCCGCTCGTCGGTCGCGGCAACCACTGTTGTCGACCTGCCAGCGCCACACCCGCGGCTGCTGGTGAACTCAATCCAAGAGGACGCTGCTGGCTATCCCGGGGCGTTCAGCAGCATGTATTACAGCGCCGAGCGCGGCGGCCTGTCGATCGACAACAACATTCCAATCGATACGCTTGCGACCGACGGCGACTTTGATGCCCTTGCCCCGCTCGACTCGATCGGCGGTGTTAAGCCCATCGGCGAATATCAGTTCGCCACCTCCGTCAACATGGGCGCGATCTACGACGTGAACCTGACGCGCCGCCTGTCGGTCTTGCCTTTCAACGTTTCTTCGCTTTTTGATGAAAACCTCGGCGAGCTCGACACGTGGGGTGACTTTGACGGTGTCGACGTGTCGGATGCCAATGCTGTGATTTATGTGCGCAGTACGCCCGACAATCCGGCAGGTAGTCCGACGTGGGGCGAGTGGCGCGTTTGCAACAACAACATCCTCCGCGGCCGCGGCTTCCAGTTCAAGGTTGTTGCTACCAGCGACCAGATCAGCCAAAACGTGATTGTGGATGATCTCGGCGTGGTCGTTGAACTGCAGCAGCGAGCCGAGAGATCGATCCAACTGACAAGTGGCGCTGGCGCGTATGTGGCGACTTTCGTCAATGCCTTCTACGATGCGCCTGCGGTCAGCATTACGCCTCTCAACATGGCGACCGGGGACTACTTCACACTCAGCAGCGTCTCGGCCACTGGCTTCCAAGTAGCATTCTTCAACAGTGGTGGCAGCCCTGTGAGCCGTCAATTCACTTACACAGCCGTCGGGTACGGCAGGAGGATCTGATTCAATGGCCCAGCACGACTATTCCATTGCCAACGCCAGTGGTGCTGCGGTTCGCGCAGACCTCAACAACGCTTTATCGGCTGTCGTCACGCTGAACAGCGGCGCCACCGAGCCCGCAACCATGTTCGCCTACATGCTGTGGGCGGATACGACCACTGGGCTGCTGAAGCAGCGCAACTCCGGCAACACCGCCTGGATTACGGTTGGCACGATGGCCAGCGCTAATCTTGGCCACCTGCTGGCGCCAGGAAGCGCAGGCAGCGCTGATCAGGTGCTGGCCACCGATGGCTCGGGGGTGCAGAGCTGGGTTGATCGAGCGCGGCTGGTGCGGGCGACTGCAGTCACGACGACTAGCGGCACAAACGCCGATTTTGGCTCCATCCCGAGCTGGGCGAAGAAAATCTCGGTCATGTTCAATGGGGTCAGCACCAGCGGATCCAGCCTGATTCAGGTTCAGCTTGGTGACGCTGGCGGCATCGAAAACACCGGCTACGCTGGCGGCTCAGGTGCCACGAGCGCGGGCGGCGCTGCAAGTTACAACTACACATCCGGCCTGGTATTTAACAGCGCCCAGGACACATCAGGCGCTATTCGCCATGGCTTAGTGACAATTGCGAATGTGACTGGAAACACCTGGGCCCTCTCTGGCGGCATTGGCTATTCCAACCTCGCCGGCACGGCAACGGCCTTTTACAGCAAGACGCTTTCTGACGTGCTGACCCAGGTCCGAGTCACCACCATCAACGGCACCGACACCTTCGACGCCGGCTCAATCAATATCATCTACGAAGGCTGATGGCAGTTAAAGCGAAGGCCGGCGCAGCGCGGATCGAGCACCAGCCCGGTCCGCCCAAGAAGACCCGGCAGGGCCGCAGCTTGCGCACCAAGCTCAGCGGCACCAGCCGCAACCCGCAGCGGCGCCGGCGCTACCGCGGGCAAGGCCGGTAATGGACCCCCAAACCCGCGAAAACTGGCGCAAAGTCAAGGAAGCGCTGGAGCGGGCGGGAAAAACCGACAACCACTACTACAGGCGGGCTGTTGCCATCTGCCAAGGCAAGTCCGATCCTTTCGACAGCGAACTGCCTAGGTAGCAT